GCATGGAATTGAGGACTGGAAGGAGGCCGCAGTTGGACCCGAAGATTTTTGCCATGTTATCCATCTGGCGTTTCATCTCTTGGGCATCTTCTTGATCGGACAATGAGATTCTTGTGTACATGATTTTCTGTTTGTCGATTAGTTCCAAACAGTTGTCAAGAAAATCAACTTTATCATCATCGTCCATGTATGGAAATTCTGTTGCAACTTTTTGCAGTTCAGCAAAAGTTTCTTGTAAGTAAATTACTTCATCTCTTACTCTTTCGTTTTCGAAAAATTTCATCTTTCTAAATGGGCAGTACGCCCCGTGAGGTTTTCTTAATATAATTAAGTTTTTGTGCCTCGTATTTGATCTTTTCTTTGAGAGGTTTTGAAATAAGTTTTGGAACAGTTTCAATTTCAATTGAATTTGTGTCACAGAACTCTACAATTGCCTCAATGTAATTCACATCATGATATTTGACGAGAGTTTCAATCTCGTCTGCAAACTTTGTAGGGGTCATAAAATTTTCTTCAAGAAATTCTTCTAGTGTTTTGATGTCATCCATTGATTCCGTGGTATGTTTTGATGTACTCCTCAAGCAAGGTAAAATAATGATCAATGTTATCCTTTACAAAAACTTGGGGGCCACCATCCTCAACGGCAATAATGGTGACAATTTTTTCTACTTTCTTACGATATCTTTCGTAAAACATTCCTGCATATGCAGTTTCTTGTACGAAATAATCTTCAATCCATTTCTCATCTTTTGGTTTTGTCGAAGTCTTGAAGTCAATGACACTCAAAGAGCCATCAAACTCAGCAATACAATCAACACGACCAGCCAACCGTAAATAATCAGAGTAAAGAGGGGCTTCCACAAGATGTATATTATCAATGCGATCAATAGCCACTTGAGTAGTTTTGAAGAGTTCATATGTCAATGGATTAGACTTTGAGATGTCTTGATTACGAATATATTTTTCCACTAGGGAATGGTATTCATTACCTCGACGTGTGGCGCGAGAAGAAATTTGGTTGGCTCTCTCTTCTCCCACCCGTTGACGCCATTCTAGTATCTTTTCTTTCTTTTTACAACCAGTTACTGTGGTCACAGAAGGATACTTCTTTCCCTCAGGAGTGATATAAAACCTTTTACCATCAATCTCTTCTGTGGTTAGATCGTCAACCAAAGGTAAATCCACATGACAAAACTCTTTCATTACATTCCTAGATTATATTTACTGATGAGGTAGCTGCGTACCAATCCTGAACGGACGATATCATCGATACCAAATTCGTGAGAAGAGAACTCTTCCATTGTGTTGATAACTTTCATGAAATCATGAACTCCTGTACGCTCATTCATCTTAACAAGATCAGACTGAGCTGCATCTCCAGAGAAAATGATCTTGGCATCTTGACCCACACGAGTAATTATACTATCAAGTTCATGAAAATTCAAGTTTGCAAACTCATCAACAATGATAATACAGTTATCAAGAGTAACTCCACGAATAAAAGAAGTAGACCAGAACGAAATAGTTTCTTGTGATCGAAGACTATCATAAAGCATCTCGAAAGCATTGTCGTCAGGCATTTCAAACATGTACTTCACCATATGCTTATATGGAATTTGATACAGATTTGATTTGTCTTCATGATCTCCAGGAAGGAAACCAATTTCTCTTGTAGGAACAAGAGACCTGACAATGTACACCTTTTCATAAGGTGTGTTTGGATTAAGAACTTCTCTCAAAGCAAGGTAAAGAGAAATAAAAGTCTTTCCAGTTCCAGCACAACCATGAAGGAGTAAATTTTTACCCTCTTCATATGCTTCCCAAACAAGACGTTGGGTTTCTGTAATTGGTTGAATTTGTGTCAGATGATCATTATTGATCGGTTTCTTTCGTCTCATTTGTTTCACACTCATGGGAGATCCAGAGTTTGTTTGAGTTGGACTCGTTTTTCTCTTTTTTACTGGCATAGATTCAAGTATATTGGGACAGATTAGCAGTAGGATGAGCGGACTGAACCTTACTCATCACTTCCTTAAAGCCATCTGATTGTTTAGGAACACCGTGAGTCACACCTGCTGCACCCTGGGACCAATCTTTGTCCCAGTCTGGATTCTCATCTTTCCAATCACAGTATTCTTTCATAGACATGTAAAGAGTCATAGTCTCTCCAGTCTTTAAGTTTTTAACAGGATATGTAGGCATAGTAAAAAACGATGTGTTATATTTATGCTCTTAACCAAAGTGGTTAAGAATCGGAATACCGTAGATAATTATTCGATCATTACAGCAGGTTGATAGTTAGATTTATCACAACCACAGTCTTCATTGAGACACTTCCATTCCAATGCTTCTGCAACGATTGGGAACTTACAGATAAACAGTTGTTTAATTTCATTAGCAATTTCCATGTGTTCTTCCTGAGTTCCATGACCACTACGCAACTCAATATAGTGGATCCAGTTACGAACTGAGCCTGTCATGTAGATACGAGTTGGCGTACACATTGGCAGGATCATACGAGCACATTCCTTTGCAACTCCTGATTCAAGCATCTCTTTGTAGATACGCATAGCATCACCGAAGTGATGTTGCATCAAGATCTCATACTTCTGGCGAAGGAATGGATCAAGATCATCGATACTCTTCTGACGATTGGTAGTATCTTGACGACGAAGTTCAGGAAGAGGAATACTATCGTTTAGAAGAGAAGAGTCTGCATACCGTTGTGAAAACTCTTGGAAGGTGAACGAACGGTGCCTCAAGATCTGAGCCGCGATAGCACGAGTAGTATTGATCTCCACAGTCATGTGTGCCTGTTCAAAGACAGACCAGTGAGCATGTTTGATACAATACCGAAGGAGTCCTGCAACATTAGGATTCTCCTGGTTGGCAGGGTTTGATACCCTAGCAATATACCCCATGGTTTGTTCTGCATTAGGGGTAACAGAAATTAGTTTAATCATGATTTTAGTATCTTAACGAGGATGTATATTGCAATTGATTTGAAGAACCCAATTGAAGGTAGACCAAACAATCCTACCATAACAAGGTTCCAACAAGGCCAAATAAGGAGAGGAAGAAAACAAAATTTAATAACCTCATTAACAATGATTCTACCAATCCTAATTTGTTCTTCTTCCTCCTGTTGATGTTCTAATTCCTCAAGTTTTGTATCTAACCTTTTACCAAAGTATTCTTGAGGATCAAATGTAAGAAACTCACCGTTTCTTCTTCTCTTGTTTTTGTTGGGTTCCATATAGTTTAGGATTAACTTTTCCTTCTGCCCATTCCCATCCGATAAAGTCTTCTCTGTAATGATCCCAGTAGTAGTCAAACATATCTACTTGTTTGCCTCTGGTGATATCATAATGTCTCTCACCATCGATCAAGTAAGTTATTAGATATGCATCTCTTGGAAGACTTGTATCCAAGGCATCATTCTTTGGGCAATCTTTTTTAAGTATACTCACATTGTAACTAATTGTCAAGAGCGACCTCCCCATTTGATCTGAGGGAATGCTTCTTGGATCACATTGAATGTGATTCTCTTGTACTTGTCAGTAAGTTTCTTGTCCTTGGCAAGAACAACTACCTCTGCTTCGTCTGCATGAAGGCCTTCAAGCATCTGAATGAAGATCATCTCTCTACGAGTCTGAGTGATACTTGGATTACCGCCTTTAAAGAAGTTAAACAGAAGTCTTGCCTCTTTTTCAAGGACTGTATGTTCTGTACCTTTTGGAGCTTCATTCGGTTTATAAGGTGGAGCTCCTTCAGGAAGAAGACATACAACACTCTCATCAAAATTGATAATCAAAATTGATCGAAGTGCATCTGTATTGTGTTCTTGCAGAAGTTTAATTTTTTCTGCCTTTGTCTTTGCATTGGATACTTTTTGAAGTACCTCACTAATCATCAATCTCATTTCAGAATTCCTCAATGGTTTCTAAGTGTTTGTTTAGATTATTTTCTAGCAAATAGTTATAGAGTTTTTTCTTTGTGGCTGGAACAATATTATAAAACTCATTTAGAATGTCGTCTGCAACATCCTCTGGAATATTTTCCAGATCAATAAGTTTACTATTCCTTTCCCAGTTCTTAAGTTGTTGTGGCGTCAGAATCTGAGAGATGTCTGAGTTCACTAATGTATTTAACATTTTTCTGGGAACTGGTTTTTGTCGCATACCACTTGCGAAAGTATCATCCTGAGAAAAGATGTTCGGAATGCCGTCACTTCGGTCACCCTTGACTACATGTTCAAAAACATAAGTCTTAGGATCAATACCTTCCAAATACTTTTTCTGTACTGGATTGAATTGTTTAACAAAAGGATACTTTTGCAATTGAATAAAGTCTTTGTCTCCAGAAAGAATTAATACTTTACTTGGAGGTTGCATGTTGTTTTGCAGTCTGATGTTGATGACAGATTGTTCTTTACAAAGAACAGCGTTACATCATCCGCTTCTGAACCATCAACACAAAGAACTTTGTATGGAAGGTTGTCTTTGATTTCTTCTCTGACTTGATTGAGGACATCAAAGATGCTTCCCCAATCATGTCCAGATCGTTCTCTGTCTTTCTTTCGATTACTCTTATAGTATTCAAAGAAAGATCGGCGCCAATATCTTTTTGAGTCATAACAAAGGACAAGATCGCCGTAATCTTTTCCGAACTTTTTCTTGTATGACTTCAAAGAATTCAAAACGGTGTGCCTAATCAACTCAATTGTTAGTTCAGATCTAGAATTAATCTGAACCATTAAGTTGGAGATCATCACCTGATTCATATCGATTAGGATCATAACAACTTACTCATCATCATCGTCTTCATCAAAATTGTAATCATCCAGGTTTACAAAAAGAACACCTTCATCACTCAAAGATCCATCTTTATCATACATTTCTGGATGAAAAAGAACTTTTGAATATGCTGCATGTTCCATCCACTCATTGTATCTCAGAGAGATGAACCATCCTACACCAAGACCAATCACAAATGTTGCAACTGTAATCCATGATGTAATGAAGAGAGTTGTGCCGTCCATTTTTTTCTCCAGTAATTGTGGTGGATAACAAAAAAGTTTTACCCTCCCTATCTTGAACTCTCTTTAATATTTAGAGTTAAACTAAATTTTGTTCTCTAAGATACGAGACTGTTTCAGTAGCACCACCAATAAGTTTGTTGTCAATCAACACTCTTGGAAAGGTGGAACCTTGACCGAACATGTTGTTAAATTCTTCTCGATTGAAATCTCGGAACAGTTTTCTTTCTGAGTATGCCCAACCTTTTGCTGCAAATACGGACTTGATCTGATCGCAGTAGGGACATCCATCTCTTGTGTAGACTTCAATGTTCATCGGACTCTCCTAATATAATAGAAAACCCGACCTTTGTCAAGTCGGGTCGATCGGAATGACAGGATTCGAACCTGCGACATCTCGC